TCATCGATAGCATCTGCCATTTTTTTCTCTGGTGTATTGTTCATAGCCTTGGTCAGGATGTCAAATATCATATCCTTCTGCTTAACTATTGCAGGAAGATATTTAAAAAATTCTTCTTTGTCTCCTGCTAAAATAGCTTTACGGGCATTTGTACCGCTCATACCACTATCAGGAGTCTGTACAACCTTAACCTCTAAATTAGGGTATTTTTCTTGATTCTTTTTAAAGTATGAAGTACGATCTTGAATATCTCCTAGATCGTCTTCTCTACCTTCTCTAGCTCCTAAAATCCAAACTACTTGGTCGTCTGGGTTCTTGGATGCTAGTGAGTATATCTCTCCGATAGGTGGTTTAGATGCTTTTACAATCTCAACATTACCCGGGAGATACTTTTGATAGATCTTCCAAATATCGTAAGAAGTACCTTGATCAATACCGTCTCTAGCTTCTTTTCCTACATATACAATGTATTTGTCCGCATCAGGAACTTGTGTAGTAGCTGCTTCAACTACTCCAAAGTGCCCGGCGGTCGGCGGTTTAAATCCTCCTCCAAATACTGCTAGTTTCATGCAAAGAACTTTTTAGTCTTAGAGATTACATGAGCATCAGTAGTGCCTTTAGTCACCATGTCGTACTGGGCGCTATTAACAACTTTTGCAACTCTATCAAGAATATCTTTGTACTTCTTCTCAGCGCTGTCTCTGTTACGTTCAATAGCAGCAACTTTCTTTTTCATTGAGTGAAACGTAGGACCTTCGCCTTTCTTGTCCCAAGTAGCCATAAAGTGCTTCTTAAGATTTTTAGTCATATCTTCGTCGCTAGAGTCTAACTTAAGAGGTTTTACTAATTCCTCATAAGCAGCTAGAGCAGCTTCATCTTCGATCTCAAACGGCTTTCTAAATGATGATTTTAGTTCTCCTAGAGAATCAATGTACTCTAAGATACCTTCCCCACCTCTCTTAGCAGCATGATTAAACTTACGAACCTCGGCGTCATAAGAGCCGCCCATCATATTCGGTACGATGACGAAGTTATCTTTTAAAAGCTTAGAATAATACCCAATAAGGTCAAAGCTTCTCATCCAAGTTTCAAATACAGCAATCTTAGGAATGTTACGCTCTCTTTCAAAATTCTTAAGAAGAGAGATAGCAGGGTGAGTGATCATCATAATCATCATCACATCGTATCCTTTTGCTCTAATGTCGTTAACCGTCTTATCTGGGTTGTTGGCTGTGGTATCCCATACGAATGGCTCTCCATCATAAGCGTGCTCAGAAGCAGCTTTATCCGTCATAGAAGAAGCCATCGATAGGTTATTAAATGCAGGACTCTTTTTGTCTTCTACGTACTGATCCGGGTTGAAGATCGTAATATCTTCAGGTAGAGCAGCAGCTTTTTTCAAAGTATTAACCATATGCGTTTTACCAGTACCGGCACCGCCGGCCATGATTAACGCTTTAGGACGTGCTTTTGCTTCAGATAAAAGAGCCTCCATTAACTTCATAGCTTGATCTTAGTTGGGTAATGATTATAAATAGGTTCTATAGTTGGGTTATCTAGTCTGAATAAACTGTAGATCGTTTTAAATAGCTCGAAGTTTTCATCAATCTTATCGATGACTTTAATTTCCCATCCACTACCTTGATATACTCCTTCTTTCTTGGAAGCGCTTCTTTTACTAGATTTGAGCCATAAGATACCGGTTCTATCGATCTTTTGACCAAACATCTCCTCCCAAGCTTTAGCATAAGCTGCTAGCTGTAGGTCGTAAGAACGGTGTAGGTTATTAGAGGTCTTAACATCAAGTAACCAGATCTCTCCATCCATCTTAACGATCAAGTCAGCCGTACCTGCATACTCATGTTGGTCTGAAAATGTAAATTCTTCTGCAGCAATGACTTCTGGGTTATGTAGTCTGAAGAACTCGGCAGCTTTTAAGATCATCTGCCAGACAGTAAGATTGTATTTAGCATTACCGAAGTCATCCATCCAGGTAATCTCTTCTCCTTTGATAAGAGCTTCGACAGCATTGTGTACTGCCGTACCTTCTTCAGCTGCCTTTCTCATAATAAGATCAGCATTGTGTCCTACGTCTTTTAACCAGTTATCAAAGAACTTATTCTTTGGCATGTACTGTAAGACGGTTGTTACTGAAGGGTAATATACTCCTTCTTCTTTTTTGTAAACTCTACGATCTAGGAATGTAATCTGTTCAAGCTCTCCATCGAACATTAAGTTTTTTCTCTTATGTTCATAGAGAACGTTTGCACCTTTGTAAATCATGCTAGTTGTAGTTTATGGCGCAGTAAGTCGCTGAAGGTTACCTCCTGTGCCTGTTGTACGTGATGAGTGAAACTAGAAAAACCCATCTCTGAGGGATCCTTGTCTAACATATCGATTAGAAACACTCTTTTACCCATAGAGAGGAATTGCTCACAGTACCGTAGCGCACTTTTTAATGCATCCCTATCTAACGCTATATAAATGTCTTCAACCTTGTTAGAAACTAATTTCTGCAATAAGCTCTTAGATAATGTCTTACCTAAGATTGGAACGGCATTACGCTTAACAGCCATTGCATCGAAGACTCCTTCGACTAGAACAACGGGCTGGTCCCAGTTAATCATATTTTCAAATACTATAACATCTTTAGAGGCAGAAGGATTCTTATACTTCATAAAAGCATTTTCGAATGTTCTACCTACAAAGAAGTTTAAGCGGCTATTCTCATCGTAAGATGGAATAATAATACGACCGGCATACTCTCCTGTAAGGCAGTAGCCGATATTATATTTTATAAAGTCATTCTCAGTCATACCTCTCTTATACAGGTAATTACGAATCTTGTTTGCAATTACTGAGGTTGCTGATGCTAATGCTAGTGGTTGGAATTCTTTAGGAAGCTCTACTACTTCTAGATCATGGTAGGTAATCTTCTCACCTTTCTTGACGTACTTTAATACTTCAATAGCCTCTTCCTTGCCAAGTTTCATTTGACGGAGAAGAGACTTTACAGTACGTCCACGGGTATTACAAACCCAGCACTCCCAAGGATTGTTACCCTTCTCATCAGGTACCATCTTGATCTCAAGCTTAGGTTTACGGTGATTACAGAACGGGCAATGAAACGCATAATTGTCTCTTGCTCGTTTGTGAGATTTACCTAAAACGCCTTCTATTGCATTCAGCAGTAGAGTATTCTCCATATAGAAGTATAACTAGTTAATTCTCTAATATACGAACTTTATTTGTTATCTCCAACTAAAAAGTCCTTTGTGTAGAACTTTCCTAAGATATTATCGTTAGCGTATATTTGAGGGTCTTCTAATACTCCCATTGCAAATAAGTACTTACATTCGTAGTACGTTAAAAGCTTTTTACCTGGGGCAAATTCTATGATCTCTTTTGAGAATTGGTCTTTAGGGTGTATTTGGGTAAGTTTTTTAAACTCCTTGTTTGAGCCCCAATACTTCTTCCAATCACTTTCTGTGGTTACAATCTTGTGAGTTGGCTTACGACCTGGTCCGGTCTGTTCTGCTATCTCGGCTTTAGTTAAAGGCTTCTTTCTGTTGTTATAGAGTACCTTTTTACCGATATACTTTTTATTTGATGGGATATGAGTAATCCTATAAATGAAACCAAACGTACCTTCAGGCATGTCTGAGATCTCAGTTATAAGCCTACCTTTATATTCCCAGGTAGGTTCTGTCATAGTTTAGTATTTTAGGCGTATATCATTTGATTTGCTCCAAGTAGAGTTAGTCCTTCTACTGAACCTAAATCATTAACTTGGAATCTCATAATGGCTACGTCGTTAGTATCTAATTCGATTCCAGTTACTGTAGATCCGTCAAATTCAGACAGTCGTCTAGCTTTCATAAAGGTAGGTGTACCGGTGCGTACATAATAAGTAGGTCTTACATTCTGTCCGCTAGTGTTAACTTTAAGCTCTACAATAACTTCATCTCCGGCGGATGCTCCAGCTGGTGGTGCCATTCTAAACTGGTTACCTGCACCGTTTGAATTATTAGTAACTAGTAACCTATTGTATCCTGTGCCAAGTTCATATTCAT